TCCATGCACCATGCCACCCGATGTCTTTTCTTTGATGGAGTGATAGTGATTCTGATAGACCCCAATGGCACGCAGGTTGGATTTCATTCTGGAAATCAGATTCGGAGCATACTCTTGATCATCATCACAGACAAACACCCATGTATTATCGGGTGGTGTTGTTCCAATATACTTGCTTGCCGGACCGAAATCCTCGCCGATACATACGGTCACCTTTGATGCATATGGTTCTTCTTGTAGATATGCAGGTGGCGAGTAGTTGCCAAACCTCCGATACGACGTTGAGAGTGCGAGGTAGATATGGTCTACCTGATGAAGAAGAGAATCGATTGCCAATCGGCACTCAGCTTCACGGGGAGGAATGGAGGTCAGGCTTGCAACGGTCATGAACGCATCAGATGGAATGCATAGAATCGAGTCATCATGGTTGGCTCTGTACCACGATGGTGACCATCCTTCTGCTTCCAGACGAGCCCATGCATTAACCTCCCATGTAAGGATTCCTTCCTGAAGAAAACGTGGAAAGGATTCTGACATTCGCTTATCAAACTCTAAGATAGACGCACGATCTCCTATGAAGAAACTACCGCAAAACCGCCAGTGAACCGAATCAAACGATGGCATTCCCTTGTCCCAGCATCCTGGAATCCAAAGTCCATTGCGAACTGTATTTTGCAACAGTCTGATTCGTTCAATCCCTTCATCGTGTCTGTGAATCATATGAAAGATGCCAAAATCAATCCATGCATACTGTCCATCCTCTTTTGCAACTCTGGCTACCAACTCTGTTTTTGCATTCATCAGTGCGAGAAAGCGTTCGGTGTCATGATAGTCTGTTCGACATGATGGAAGTCTGTGGTGAATTGTTGCAATATCTCTCCAGGTTCTGGTTTCTTCAAGCGATAGAACTTCAATCGTAGCACGGTCAAACTGTGTTACAAGATGAAGCAGATCCTCACTTACAAAGATATGAAAGTGAGCGCCGGACTCGTATGCCTTTTTGAACATATCAACATACGTTGATGGAGACTTATCCTTTGATCTATCTTCTTGTAATGTAACGAACGCCGTGACAAACGTAATCATTGTTCTTGGTCGTTAGAGTTATGTAAGTAATATGAACGCTAAATACAATGTGGGAGTTTGTTGATAAGGTTGTGTATATCAACCTCGACAAACGAAAGGATCGTGATGAACGAACACGTCAAGTGCTTTCATGCTTTGGCAATAAAGTGATTCGAATGACTGCAGTTGAGACGTCGCCGGGTTTTATTGGATGTCTCCAAAGTCATATCGGGGTGTTAAAGGCGGCGATTGCACATAGATGGAAAAACGTCCTTGTCGTTGAGGATGACATTGAGTGGAACGACTTTGACGCCGGGTATGAACGTGTGAAGAACATCGCATGCACTAAAAGATATGACGTGATTCACTTTGGACCGACTGCAGAACGAATCATGCCCAATTCAAACAGGCTTGTGTCTGGACAAACTACAACAGCATATCTGATCAATGGGCCGTACATACCAACGTTACTTGACTGTTATGAGAAGGCCCTTCCTGCATTGATTGCTACACATGATGAATGCAAATACGGAGCAGACCAATGTTGGAAACCGTTGATGCTTACTGGGGGGTGGTATGCTCCTATCCCGGTCTTAACATATCAGCGTGCTGATTTTAGTGACATTAGACAGCAGTATCAGGATCATCGTCACACTTATAGGTTGAAACTGTAATAAATAAAATGCCTCCCATTACCGTGCATATTATGGGTGGACTTGGTAATCAGCTATTTCAACTTGCTGCACTCCTTCATGTTGCGAGGAAAACACATCGTAGTCCGTATATCCAGTCACTTGCGAATCCGTCACCGCATTCTTCGATTTCCTATTTCGATACAGTCTTTCAGGGGTTTCGTTCACTTCATTCGTCCATGCGTCCTCAGACTCGAGTTGACGAGACAAGTTTGGCCTATACGAATTGGGGACCATTGCTCTTCCGCGCACTAAACCCTGAGATGCATGGATACTTTCAGGACTGGCGGTATGTTGACCAGGACTTCGTTCAGCGGCTTTGGTTTCCTAGAGACGTGTTGACTCGGTACAAGAATGTTCACGAGGGTGTCTTTCTTCACATTCGCGGTGGAGACTATGTTGGCAATGTCTACCATGACATCGGACTTGACGGGTATTACGAGCGAGCGATTGCACTTTTTCCTGGTGCTCACTTCTTCCTCGTAACCAATGATGTTAACTATGCACTATCACGCCCATTCTTGAAAGATGTTACCTTTACTCTCGTGATGGAACCAGAGATCGACACGCTCTATCTCATGAGCCAATGTACAGGAGGTATCTGCGCAAACTCTTCCTTCTCATGGTGGGGTGCGTTCCTGAACCCGAATCGAAAAATTGTTATGCCTGATCGCTGGTACCGTGATGCACACCATGCAACAGAAGGGTATTATTTTCCCGGCGTCATCAAATGTCAAGTGTAATCGCCTTAGAAGAGGTTGGCATGGTTCCAGCCTCACGATGATGGAGAACCTCATCCCATGTCGACTGTAGTTCACCGATATGGCTGGTAATCCAGTTAGGATCACGTGGTAGGAATGCCTTCTTGGTCGAGTTCAGTATCCAATACACCAACTGCGCTTCGCCAATCTCCGCCTGCCACGCAGAAAGATCTACCGTTGACGGCTTGTACTTGACTGTCTCATCGTCAAAGACCGCAAAGACACCCTTCGTCGCAGTCGAACGAATCCATTCGGAGGAGAATACCTTCTTGAATCTGAACTCTGCATACTCACACTCATCAATCCCCGTGCACTCCATCTGCATCTGCATTTGGTGCACGTATTCGCTTGGGATACCCTCAGATTCTGGCCGGGAGAAGGGACATTTGAACTCTATGAGCCGGCCTCGCCTACGAACATCAGTGTTCACGGGGAAGATAAGACCATCTGGAGACGCACCTAGAAACGAATACACTGGGTGCCGTACACAGGAGACATCGACAATCTTGCATCCCGTCTCAGTTTCATAGAGCTCCTTTGCAATCGGTTCGAATCGCGTTCCCCAGATCATGGGTCCAGAGGATATGCTCTGTTGAGGGATAAGCTTTCCGATCATAAGAGACCTACGAGCCTCACCGCCAGCAAACACCTTCCACACCTCAGACCCCGTGATCATCTCACCTCGTTTGGCATGCCACTGTGTTGTGCGCTGGTCGTTCTGTCCATAGTCTCTAATCGTTCTGCGCACACAACGGTCACGCATCCACGTGTGTCCTAGCTCACCCTTCATCGCCTCCTCAAATGCAGCAAATACTACGCGTCTAGCTTTTGTGTAGGTGAGAGAAGGTACAAGAAGGGTAAGAAGCATGATCAAAGGCTTCAGTCTCTTCTTTGCACGAGTATACGGTGGTTCCCGAAGCCATTCGAGAACAACACATTCCATTGCGTTTCTTTATGCGTCGTACAGGAAAACTCATTTTCAGTGCTGAAACACAGAATCAGTATGGAGACGATTCAAAGCAAGGAACAATGGGTTCTTCGCCGTCTTGAAGGCTTTTATGCAAATCCCGACCACTTTCGCAGAATCGAGGAGGTTCTCTCCGGTAAGTCACGTCTCAGTCTGCGTCTTTTGGACTGGTTTGTGACCAATTACTCTAAAAAGTACAATGTCTCATACATGACGAAGTCAAATCGTCATGTGATCGTTTATCTGGTCTACAAGTCACATCTAAAGGCCTACAACAAGAAGATGTTCGACCCGTTCTGCCGTTGGAAGCGTATTCAGTTTCGCGGTCTCGATACAACGGTTGGGCAGTTGAACTTCTTTGAGTGGGCGATTCAGGACGAGGTTCTTGATTATCTGGATGCAAACTACGATGAGATCCACGCAGACATGGAGGCCTACTCACAGGTGATTCAGCCGAAGGACGGTGAGCGCCGCAAGAGGCATGAGTTGAGCCGTTCAGCTACAAAGTCCGTGCGTATCCACGACGTGACGGTAAAGGTTACATTTGATTAAGGGATGTTGTCTACCATTGACAGAACGGTTGTCTATCCCGTGAGCGCTGACATTACAGAGCATGATCTTAACATCGTGTCAGACCTGTGGACGATGGGAGGTCGCCAAGTCTTTCGTGGTGCACGTGATCCGACGTATTCTCATGCAAATGTGTACTGGTTGTACGATGAAGAACTCGATAGGGTTGGCGTGTCTGAGCACAAACTTGAGAATCCAGGAGATGTATCGCTGTTGTGGTACAAGGAGACTCCATTTGGAACTCTTCTTCAGGAAGATGGTTGGATCGAGTCTGATTCTATTTGGTCACGTCTCCCCGAGCATTCTTATGAGCAGTTTCTTGCAGAGGGATGGACTACGCCCATGCAGTTCCTCGAGCGGTGTCTGCGTGGATCGATTCGTATTGTGACACCTGAAATGATTGTGAAGCAGCCATCAGTTCATGCATGTGAAAAATGTAACTACGTGTCTCTTACGTCATCTACATGTAGCAGTGAACGTGCACTGACGTTCCCCGAAAAGGAAAAGGTTTGGTTTATTGATGATCGTATGATTGTGTACCTGCCTCCTAGCAGGTCTTCTGTTTGGCCATTACTTGGTTTTACGCAACCGCAGCTGCCCGACGAGCCTTCTTCGGAGCAGCCGGAGCCACAGGTGCAGGTGCAGCCGGAGGAGTCACAGCCCGAGCCGTCTCCTCAGCCTCAGCCTCAGCCTCAAGATCCTCCTCAGTCGTCTCAGTAGGTTTCTCCTCGACCGGCTCATCAGGCTCCTTAATGTCGGCGAACGCAGCCTTCGC